GATGTTCTGCGTATGGTGATTGATCAACGATCGATGGATGCGTGATGCTGTATCCGTTTAAACGCCGTCCCTCAATCGCAAGCATGAACGGGATGTTCTTGAAGTCATCAGGCTCAACGTACCCATCCTTTTCCAACACAGCGTTGGTGAGATTCTCAAACAGCGCACGTGCATTCGGTGCGTAGTTTGATTCGTACACGCAACGCTCGATGCGTGGATCTTCAAGTCCGTTGATCAGCGAAGACACGAACGAACCGTGCTTATCACGTGCATCCTCCCAAGGCTGATTGGTAGTGAACCACACGTGACCTAACTCGTGCAGTGCATAGCCAATCAATTTGTTGAACAACTTCTTGTCAACAGCCTTGGTCTCATCGATGCTTGGGAAGATGACGTTGGCATCAACACCTTTGCCAACTTTCTTGGCAGATACACCGGCGGTCTTGCCATTCCAAACAACAGTGAGTTTGTCGAAGTGATTACCAGTGGCGTGGAATACACGCTCAAGGGTAGCCTCAACACCACGTTTGATTTCGATACCTAACATGAAACCTCCTATAAAGATTTGATGAAGTCAACAGTGTTGATTTGAGAAACGTACACGCCCGTCAACTCAGCCTCGCAGTCGGACGGGAACTTGTTGATGATTGCATTACGGAATGCGATATCAACAGGCAACCCACGCTTGACTGAACGTGCCCACGCAAACAACTGGCGCAGTGATGGGGGCTGTGTCAACAACCCTGCACGTGCTTTCTCACGTGCAACGTTCGCAAACTTGACGATGATTTCAGACGCAGTCAACGACAAGCCTGTGCGCTTTGCAATCAACTCGCTCTCATGCACAGCGGTGAGGTACTCGAAACGCAGTGTGAAAGAGAACCTATCCAAGAACGCAGTGTTCTGCTCACGAACCCCGGCGAAGTTACCACTGTGATCACCGTGACCGTTGCTATTATCAGCACCGAAGAACACGACATGAGATGCAACCTTGATGCGCTCACCTGTCTCGCTGATGGTGACTGCACGGTGCGGAGACCGCTCACACAGCGCATGGAGAACAGCGAGTGACTGAGCACGTGCGAAACCGATCTCATCGAGCAGAACGATTGCACCGGGATGCTGAATCGCCTGAGTGATGATGCCGGGTTTCCAAACAACGTTGCTGTTCTCAATCGAATTACCGCCAATGAAGTCAGCACGTTCAAGTGCCTCATCGAAGTTGATTCGATACAGCCTGCGTCCAAGGCGTGATGCAACCTGAGAAACGAACTCGGTCTTGCCGGTGCCACGTTCGCCTGCCAACCACACGTTGTCAGGAAGTGGATCGTCCAGTGCGATCAACGTCTGATGCAAGTGCGATGGATTGAACACGTAGTCATCGACAAGTGCCGGTGCGTCAGGGTCATTCCAAACACCGACTTGCATGTCACCGAAGTCCACGCTGTCATAACGGCAAGTGTCAGCACCGAACACGTCACGTGCAGGCTTGAGATCGAACGTGCCAAGTGTCTGTGCAATCTCAGCCATGACCTCACGCTTGGTCTCGCCACGGAACTCGTTGAACAACTGCGAGACAGATGCACGGATCGTTGCATCGATAGCAGACTGATCAACCACTGGACGCTGAATCGAATCCAGTTTACGGCGCAGATCCGCATCGAGTTTGCCGAAGTCCTGTTTAAACGTGTTGACGTTCTTGTCGATCTCATCACGCAAACGGAAGAGCGAGGACTGTGCATTCTCAACTTGCTGAACAGCGTCAAGCGCACGGCTCGATGCAGTCTTGATTTGATCACGCAGATCATCAGAGATCACAGCGGACGTTGGTGCTTGAGCAACAGCGTTGGCAAGGTCATCGAATGTAGCGTGACCGTCATTGATCAGAATGGTCACGTCATTGAGTGCCTGCTCTTTGTCGTTGGTTGCAAGCATTCCTTTCGCAACGAGAACAGCATTGAGTTTTGCAAGGGGTTGCAATGCGATTTTGCTTTTGATTGATTGTAGGGTCATCTTGATTAGCCTCTTGATGTTTAGTTAGTTTCGATTAACAGGGTCATGCGATCTGCGGGGCAGATTGGTGCGCCAACGTTCGCCCATTTCTGAGACAGACGCACTGTGTACCCGCATGACGGGCAGTGCGCTTTGAGCATACGTGTTGACTGCACCTTGACGTTGTGACCAACGTTTAGTTTGGCGTGAGGATACTCGCCCAGTGATTCAACAATCGGTGCGAAGTTGAGTTTAAACGCAGTGCCAATGACGGTGCTTGTGAGTTTGCCCTCAAGCCACAGGGCACGAGCGCACTTGCCAAACTTCCTGCCGTGCCCATCACCATCGGTTGATGCGTGAGCGAGTTCGTGCATCAGGATGCCCAACACCTGAAACGGATCGTCCTCGACAGGCGAGATCAGAATTTCGTGAGTGTTGTCATTCGATGCAGATGGTGACCAGTGCTCACCGATTGCCTTGTGGAGAGCACGAACCTTGCGGGATGGGAAACCGCACGTCACACGGATCTTGTCGGGCAGTGGGAAACCTACCTGAGCGAACAGCGGACGCACCTCGTTGGTTGCTGTCTGCAACCAGTCTTCACGTGTTTGATGATTGATCATTTTGATTAGCCTCTCTTGGTTAAACAGGTTTGTGTTGAAGTATTTGATTGCGTGTATCAACGATAGCCGCAAGAATGTTTTCTTCATCGAACGCTGACATTGCGCTGATTGCCCTGCATAAAAGACGAATGTCGTTTTTCAAATGATGAAGAGCACCATTGCGAACGCTCTCTCTTTCGTCTTCAATTTCTGATATACCTCCAATCAGGACAGGGTTTTCGATTCGACGTTGACAATCGTGAACAGCCAAAGTCAAATCGGTGATGATTTCGCTGTAATCAACTGCCACAACATGTGAATCAAATCGGTTGCTACTTCTTTGCACAGATGGATTTGATTCAACATCTAATCGAATCCGGTTGGACGTAATGATTTGTTTTTTAATGCATGGAACAAAAATTCTTTTCATGATTAGCCTCTCGATGGTTTAAACCGCACGATTGCGGTGTTTGGTTTTACGGGAATACTTCACACGAACAGTGTGACGGCCTGCGCCACACGAACGTGAATGCTTTGCTACAAAGTTGCGTTGTTTCATTGCGGTTCCTTTCATTGATAATTAAAGTGCGTAAACGCCCCATTCGCCGGGATTGACGCACTCTGCGAATAACTCGTGCTTTGAGAGGATCGCATCCAGTGTTGGATTGGTATCACTCCCCCACACTTTGTATCCCTCCCAGTAATTGACCCACTCGCCACTGTTGGATTCTTCTCCGCTGATAGCGAACCCATCAATGTCGGAACGTGTGAATGTAGGTACACCGAGTTTTTTCAGTTCATTAAATGCGTTGCGATAGTTCTTTTTCATAAAGTCTCCTGAGTTAAATGCTTGAAGTGATTGAATGGAAAGTTAAAGCACGAACATGAGACAGGCTGTCTCTCGTTGCACTCGCACGAAGTGCAACAGGCGAAAGCCTGAAGAGCGAACATCGAATGCGTGTGTCGAATGTGTAGGTGATCACTGTGCAGTCGATGACTGTGAGATTCTTTAATGGGGTCTCAACCCCCTCTCAGTAGCAGTCACGCCAACCTTTCGGTTGCTTGATCGTCATGTCATCCCGACATTACTGATCAAGTACTTTCTCATCGATCACTATTGATCTCCGAAGTCCGACAATTTTGGGAAGCCTGCCGTTGGCTCACATTCGGGGGAGGACTGCTTTGACTACAACCCCCTGCACCTTTTTTTGAGACGCTATGCATTGATCACTGTGGATCGTTGAACGTCTGCCCTATTCATCTCCACGTGCGCCCTGTTAGGTAAGTGGTGCGCTGTGTGGTGACCCAGTAACTGGCATCGAACTGGTACAACGGAATCAAGTTTAAACAAGTACTAGCACGAACGCAAGTGGCAGTTCTAGCACCAACTGGTCACAAAATGACCACCTAGTACTGGTGCGGGTTCCAAGGGGTTTAGACCCGCTGGAAACGAATTCGGGACAGATCACGCCGGGGGATTCGCCCGGAGGGCAACAGGCAACCTAGGCAGAGAAAAGAGAGAGGCACAGAGACCCGTTTAAGAGATCTCAGATACATCCAGTTGAAGAGGTGATGTTGTGCATCACGTTCATCAATGCGAACAGGTGTTGACAACCAACGTTTAAACAACGAAGGTCAGATGCAATTGCACGAGTACATTGCAAAGTGCAAGCACTAGCACGTCAACACGAACAGAGGATCGAAATGAAGAGAGATGAATTGATCGAAGCACTGGAATCAGATGCGATAAAAATCGATGAAGAGATTTCAAGCACGAACACGCCCGAGCCGGGAAATAGCGAAGCGATGCGGATTGCTGTGGCAAAAATAAGAGAGAAGAGAACAAAGAGTGGAAAGGTGTATGGAGTGAAAGACAAAGAGGGCAATCCACACAAAAGGCTCACAGCGTCCATGCAACTGTTTGTCAATCATCTGCTATCAGGCGATACCAAGTTGATGGCGTATAGAAAAGCCTACAACGTCAAGACAGAGAACGATGCGAGTGTGCTTGGCAATGCGAACAAGTTGATGAGAGATGAACGGATCATTGCACTATTGGGGTCTTTGTCAGAGGTTGTGCAAGAAAAGGTGATCGAAGATTCAGTGCGAACTCGCCGTCACGTCATGGAGCAACTGTTTAAACACGCTGAGAACTCCAAGACCGAATCAATCAAACTCAAGGCACTGGAGTTGATGGGACGTGCAGTCGGTATGTTCACTGACAAAGTAGAGACCAAAGTCGAAGAGATCAACACTGAGAAACTGAAAGCAGAACTCAAGTCGCATCTCACACTGCTAGAGAACGTAGCACCGATAAAGAAACGCAGTGCCTAGGTTAGGCACCGTACAACATTGTTTGGTGATTGACTGATGACGAGATGCATTCGTTGTTAGTCGATCACTGAATCCATTTGCAAATCGCAACGTCGCAACGTAACGCCATCCGTGACCCCCACCCACCCGGCACCCCCCTGCCAGCGCTTGACCACCCGCCCCCGCCTATACACTGTAATCCTCTCATCCCACCACCCCACCCCATTGTTCATTTATTCAGGGACACCCCAATGTTCTTGCCTAGGAATCGACCCCCTAACTTTTTCCATTGTCCCACCCCCGGGGGGGTATATAAATTTTTGTATAAATTTTTTGAGAGTGTGTAAACACATTTGACAGGAACATAAGTTCGTGTTTAAACTTGCTTGCCGTGAAACATTCCGTGAAACAAAAGAGGTAAGTGTGAACTTAGGACAGTACATATCGGACTTGATTAGATTAGCCAACGAGGCACAGAAGGTGTCAGCAAGCACTAACGATCCACAGAAGATCTATCACTTGGCACTAGAAGCCAAGGAAGCGGCTGGGTTTATTCAGGCATGGGCATCCAGAGAGATGGCTGGAAGAGAACAACAATGAGAAACAATGAGAAGTCCCGTAGGGACGTATCATGGAGCGAAGCGAAATGACCGAGAGACAGAAGTTAGTTCTGGAGTTTATTAAGACCTACTGGGATATGAAGGGTCATGCCCCATCTATGCAGGATATCGCTACCGGGCTGAATATGAAGAGCCGGTCAAACATCCATAGGATCATCCATGACCTAAGGAAGAACGGGTACCTAAGGTTAAAGCCAACACAAGCACGAACATTAAAGGTTATGGATCGTTCGGTACAGGAGGCTGTTAGCCTGTGATACTGACCCGGGACGAGATTAAGAAGTATCTGACCCTGTTAGATACCTTGCCTGAGGGTTCTCCTGAGATTGAGAAGATTAATACCCTGCTTCAGGTGGATAAGCGGGAGAGGTGTAAGTTGAATTTCCTGCCGTTCGTGCGGCAGATGTGGACTGCGTTTATACCCGGTAAGCACCACACCATCATGGCTGAAGCCTTTGAGCGGGTTGCTAGGGGAGAATTAAAGAGATTGATTATCAATATGCCGCCCCGGCACACCAAGTCTGAATTTGCTTCCTACCTGTTCCCATCATGGTTCCTAGGTCTGTACCCAGAAAAGAAGATCATCCAGACGGCACACACCGCCGAACTTGCGGTGGGTTTTGGTCGTAAGGTCAGAAACCTAGTCAACACCCCGGAGTATCAGGAGATATTCCCAACCAAGTTGTCTGCCGACTCCAAAGCCGCCGGGCGTTGGAACACCCATAAAGGAGGCGACTACTTCGCTATCGGTGTTGGCGGTGCCGTGACAGGTAAGGGTGCCGATGTCCTGATTATTGATGACCCCCATTCAGAGCAAGAGGCTATGCAGGGCAACCCTCAGGTCTATGAGAGGGTCTTTGAGTGGTACAACTCTGGCCCCCGTCAGCGTCTCCAGCCGGGTGGAAGTATTGTGATTGTGATGACCCGGTGGTCTAAGAAGGACTTAACTGGTCAAATCTTGAGCACCGCCGCCAAGAAGGAACTGGATGAATGGGAGGTCATAGAACTCCCGGCACTCCTTCCTTCCAGCAAACCCCTGTGGCCTGAGTTCTGGAAGCAAGATGAACTAGAAGCCATCAAGGCTGAATTACCGGTGGGGAAGTGGGAAGCCCAGTACCAGCAAAACCCGACCTCGGAAGAGGGCGCAATCATCAAGCGGGATATGTGGAAAATCTGGGAAGGCAACCCCCCTCAGGTGGATTACATCATTCAGTCTTGGGATACCGCCTTTGAGAAAAACAACCGGTCTGACTACTCCGCCTGCACCACTTGGGGAGTCTTTTACCGAGAGGTCGATGGGATCGAAGTCGCCAATATCGTGGTCTTAGATGCCTACAAAGAAAGGCTTGAGTTCCCAGAACTCAAAAGGCAAGCCTACGATATGTGGAAGGAATGGAACCCTGACACCCTGATTGTTGAGAAAAAGGCAGCAGGGGCACCTTTGATTTATGAATTAAGAAGGATGGGAATTCCGATTGCGGAGTACACACCAAGCAAAGGCTCGGATAAGATAGCCCGTGTAAACGCTATATCAGATTTATTTGCGTCCGGGATGGTATGGAGACCGGAAAAGAAATGGGCTGATGAATTGGTTGAGGAGATGGCTTCCTTTCCCAACGGAGATCATGACGACCTAGTGGATAGTACAAGTCAGGCTCTGTTGAGGTTTCGTCAGGGTGGATTTATTCAATTGTCTTCAGATGAGGAAGACAAGATGTTTGTGCCCCGAAAAGCGGCATATTACTAAAGGGATTTGATAATGGAAAAGTCACTGTACCAAATGCCGGTGGGGATCTCTCAGTTCGCACCCGAGCAAGAGGGGGTTGAGATTGAGATCGATATTGAAAAAGAAGAGGGTGAAGAGCCTGTAGTTGAGATAGAAGTTAGAGAGACCGGGTTCGACGCAAACCTCGCAGAAGATATGAATGAGGGAGACCTTCAGGCCATATCGGAAGAAATCCTAGATTTAATTAAGACGGACATCAATTCCCGCAAGGAATGGGAAAGAACCTACAAAGAAGGCATAGACCTACTCGGTTTAAACATCGAGGAAAGGACTGAGCCTTGGGACGGTGCCTGCGGGGTCTACCATCCAATCCTCTCAGAATCAGTAGTTAAGTTCCAAGCCGAGACAATTCTTGAGACCTTCCCAGCCTCCGGGCCGGTCAAGACCAAGATCATCGGGAAAATCACCCGGGAAAAGGAAGAATCAGCCGCCCGGGTTCAGGATGACATGAACTATGAACTCACCGAAAAGATGGTTGAGTACAGAAGTGAGCATGAAAGACTGCTTTGGAACCTGCCAATCTCGGGTTCGGCCTTCAAGAAGGTCTATTTTGACCCCACTATGGGGCGCCAAGTAGCAATATTTATACCAGCAGAAGATGTAATCGTGCCTTATGGGGCGTCGGATCTCTTCTCCACCCCCCGAATCACGCACCGTATGCGTAAAACCCCCAACCAGTTGCGAAAACTTCAGGTTGCTGGGTTCTACCGGGACGTTGAATTACCGGCACCAGACAGAAATGTCACCGAAATTGAGCAAAAAAAGGACGAAGAAATCGGTGTAAACGTCATTGATGATGACCGCTACCTGATTTATGAGGTTCATTTGGACTACGATCTGCCCGGATATGAAGACCCGGACGAGATTGCGCTACCTTATGTAATAACAATGGACTCTTCGGGCGAGATTTTAGCGATCCGAAGGAACTATCTGGAGGATGACCCCCTGCGTGAGAAGCGGATGCACTTCACGCACTATGTCTACATCCCCGGATTTGGGTTCTATGGCTTTGGACTTATCCACTTGGTCGGCGGCTTTGCAAAAAGTGCGACATCTATCCTTCGACAACTCGTTGACGCAGGTACTCTTTCAAACCTACCCGGAGGGTTTAAGTCCAAAGACCTACGTGTAAAGGGGGACGACACCCCTATTGCCCCGGGCGAGTGGCGAGATGTCGATGTAACGGGTATGACAATCAAGGATTCGATTGTCCCCCTCCCCTATAAGGAGCCTAGCCGTACCCTGTACGAGTTATTGAACACAATAGTGACCGAAGGGCGCAAGTTTGCGTCTGTCGCAGACCTAAAGGTTGGGGATATGTCCAACCAAGCCCCGGTTGGCACGACTCTTGCAATCCTTGAGCGGACTTTGAAGGTCATGAGCGCTGTTCAGGCTCGGGTTCACTCGGCAATGAAGCAAGAGTTTAAACTCATCGCAGGGATTGTTCGTGACTACACCCCGGAAGTCTATGATTACGAGGTAGAAAACGCCCCCCAACGGGCAAAGCAGTCGGACTACGACACGGTAGAGATCATCCCAGTGTCCGATCCGAACGCCTCGACGATGGCACAAAGGGTTGTTCAGTACCAAGCCGCCCTGCAACTGGCCTCCTCGGCACCGAATATCTACGATCTACCCCAACTCCACCGGCAAATGCTGGAAGTTCTGGGTATTAAGAACGTCCAGAAGATTATTCCGATTGAGGAAGATCAGAAACCTGAAGATCCGATCTCAGAAAACATGGCTGTCATGACCGGAAAGCCAGTAAAAGCCTTCCTTTATCAGGATCACGAGGCACATATTAGGGTTCATACTAATGCCGCTCAAGATCCTAAGATTCAGAAGATTATTGGTCAAAGCCCCAATGCTGGCGCAATACAGGGGGCCTTAATGGCTCACATTGCCGAGCACGTAGCCTTCCAATACCGGGTTGAGATCGAAAAAATGCTGGGTGTACCCCTTCCCCCAGAGGACGAGCACCTCCCAGAGGACATCGAGGTCGAACTCTCCCGTGCGGTTGCGGCGGCAAGCGACAAACTGCTCCAAAAGGATCAGGCAGAAGCCCAAGCCCAGCAGACCCAAGCACTCCAGCAAGACCCCGTTGTGCAGATGCAACAAAGAGAACTCGCTATCAAAGAAGCAGATGCCCAGAGAAAGGCGATCAAGGATCAGGTCGATGCAACTCTCAAAGAAAGAGACATCATGCTTCGGGACGAGCGGGAGCGTATGCGGATTGAGTCGCAAGAAGAGATTGCCGGTGCCCAGATTGGCGCTAAGGCAGCAGAGGCTTCCATCCGAGAAGAGATTGAAGGAGCAAAAATAGGAGAAAGAATTGGGGCTAAGAGAATATCTGGTCAGTGAGATTAAGAAAGAACAAGAGGCGTTGAAGGAGCGGTTGGCCTTCAACCCTGTTGAGGACTTCCTTACCTA